ATTTAATTAAGAAGAATTAAACAGTATTGAAAAAAATATTTTATCATTAATTTTATATAATGAGCACTTCTTTGAAAAAGCTATGGTCTGAATATGGAATCGGCGCACTAATTGTATTATTATTTGTGGCATATGGTGTAAGTGTCCTATCTAAGAACTTAACTGGTAAGGGTAAAGGAGGCTTTGAATACAACGGTGAACAAATGAACTCCGCTTACAAGAACCCTCCTAATGCCGGAGGTTACAGTAACTCACAAAAGAAAAATGGTCAACAAATGCAGACCTCTGGTGTCCAGCCTGCCAATCCTGAAGGTCAAAATGAGGTCTTCGCTTCCGTGAGCGGCATTCCTACCCCTAGTGCTGGTATCCCCACCTCTTGCTCCAAGCCCAATATCCAAAACCCTGCTGATCTCCTTCCTAAGGATAATAACAGCCAATGGGCTCAACTCAACCCTTCTGGACAAGGTGCTCTTGCCAACATTAACTTGTTGAAGGCTGGTTACCACATTGGTATTGATACCATTGGTCAGACCTTGAGAAACGCCAACCAACAGATCCGTTCTGAACCCCCAAATCCTCTTCTTTACGTTGGCCCCTGGAATTTATCAACAATCCAACCTGATACAATGAGAGTACCACTTGAAATTGGCTCGGGTCCTCAATAAAATTTTAATAATTTTTAAAATTATGCAGTCAATAATTTATAATAGTTGATCAAAATTTTTATATTCATCTTTTTTACAAATATAAATATTTTGAACCCATTTAAAATAACAATATATCACCTTATATTAATGCAAATAAGTTATAATCAAACTCCAATAATATTAGGCCAAAAATTGACACAATATGCCACACAAGTTGAACCCAATTTATCATACATCCCAACAGATCCAAACTCGTTATATACATTAATAATGTATGACCCAAATGCAGTAACAAGTGCCAATAATTATGTGCATTGGACTGTAACCAATATAAGAGGAGCTGACATCAGTTCAGGTAACCAATTGTTACCCTATTATGGTCCACATCCTCCGCCAGGTTCAGGTACACACCATTACATTTTTGAGTTATTTAAACAAGAAAATATCACACCTATTGCAGTCACACTTTCAGAAAAAGATAGAAAAATACCATTAGACCAATTATATAAAACACTTGGGTTAACAGGAAAAACCCCAGATCAAACAACGCAATTTATAGTAGAGTCCTTAACCAAAACAACAGGTGGTAAAAATATTACACGTAAACGAAAAACACTGAGACGTAAAAAGAAGCGAAATAATAAGAAAAAAACTAAGAAAAACAGAAATAAGAACAAGAATTCAAAAAAGAAACGATAATATTTTGGAAAATATAAAATAAACAAATAATATATATGAAAACAGGTCTTTTCACATATATTTTAATTGGCTTTGTAATTTTAGTGTGTTTGAAAATCTATTCCGAATCTGAATTATGGAACCTAAAATGTGTAATTTCGGGAGTGGATGGCAACCGTTACTGTGTGAGAGATCGTGTGGATACTAAGGAGGCCGCGGATTTATTAGCAAAAGTTACACAAAAGATGAAGGACTTGGTTTCCTATATGAAGGAAAAACACGGTGATGATCCAAGGGTTCAAAGACTAGTTGCAGGTTTCAATCCAAAGAAGATCAATGAAACATTGCCAACAAGTGAACTCACTGCTTATAGTGAAAACAAAGGAGAGAAGATTGCCTTTTGTTTGAATAAGACAAAGAACAGCACAAATACATTGATAGATTTGAACACATTGACTTTTGTTGCGATTCACGAGTTGTCGCATATTACGACAACCTCTATTGGTCACAAACAAGAATTTTGGCAGAATTTCAAATATTTATTGGAAAATGCCAAGGAAGCAGGGATTTATGAGCCAGTGGACTATAAAAAAAAACCAGAGTCATATTGTGGAATGACAATTACAGATAGTCCTTATTTTGACATGTAAATCCACATACTACGCTTATGGTTAAGGTAGATAGGCTTGGATAAAATTGAAACCTTTTTTAAATTATATATAATCAGTACAATATATAATATAAGACATAACCAAAAATGACAACAAGAACAGAACGCGATGAATTCCTAGGGCTCAATGCACTAAGCGATATGTTTGTAAATTTATCATCAGAATATGAGAAAGAAGGTGATAGTGAATTGCGCGAAGATGTACTGAAACAAGCATTAGAACTCAATCCACAATCTGCTGATGCAATGGAGGCCTTAGCAATTTATTATGAAATAAGTGAACGAGATCCTTTGAAAGCAGAAGAGTTCTATTTACAGGCTTTGGAAAATGACCCAGAAAATAGGCGAATTTTGTATAACTTCGGCAACTTCTACGAAGAAAACAAGAATTATCCAAATATGTTGAAATATTACAATGCTGCGGGTGATCTAAATGATAGCGATGCGTTTTTCCAAATAGCGAAGTATTATTTGAAGGTTGAAAAAAATAGACAATTAATGCTAGAGTGCTATTTGAAAGGAATTGAATGTTCTAATGACGATGAATATGATGAAGATGATGATGTACACTATTCAAAAAAATATAGTGGGTTCAATCATTTTGATCTTCAGGAAATTCTGGAGTCTGTTAAACAACCTACTGAGAAACTGATCTTAACCCTCAACAAGCTGAAGAGAAAGAAGGATATTTCGGTTTACAATAACAAGGTGCGTCTATTTGAAAGACTCCATAATGTTCAGGAGTGCCAGATTTGTTACGAAGACAAGATCAATATTGATTTGCATTGTGGACACGAGGTATGCACAGATTGTTATAAACAGGTTTATAATAAATGCTGTCCTTGGTGTAGAACAGCGTCTTATTTCAAGGGTCACTAAAATATCAAAGATAAACCTTGGGTTTGATATTTTGTAAAATAAAAATAGGATTATACTATATATGTCAATATCTATTCCAATCCCTATTTATAAAGTAAATCATCTTGTTGAAAATAATAAGATAGACACCATATATGTATTTTATGGAGATATTCCAGAGATAAGTTCTACTTTTGAAGAAGTTAAGAGAGATTTATCGTTAACAGAATTCAAGGACCCACTAACAGATGCAATGATTTTTAATGAAGAGGAGCTATCAACTCTTCGCGAAGATCCAGAAATAAAAGTGGTTTTTTCAAGTCAGCAAATTTTTAGCGATGATAGTATCGGTGTTATAAAACTCAAGATTGTCAATGAATTTGGGAAAACATTTTCGCCTGAGGAAATTTATATGTTTTGTATGAAAAAAGAGACTCTTAATGCAGTAAATATTTATAAATCGCTTACCCAAAACAACAAGATGACTTTAACAATGACCAGACTGAATCAATTCTTAACAAATATTGTGAGAGGAGAAGATGGCAATATAATCAATCAAGTGGATAAAGCCACTTATAATTATGATGATATTTTATCATTGAATATTTCAGGGAAACAGTTTTGGGTGGCCAAGGTGCTAGGTCAAAAATTTTTCATAGTTGAAAATGAGTATCCTTTCGTTTCAAATCCATTTGAAGTTTTAGAATATGATGCATTTATTGAACGTGCATCTAGGAAATCTCTTACAACTCTAAATAGTCACGTTTTATTAAGCAATGGTGAATTTATTGGCAACAATATATATCTTTGTTTAGCAAAAGATGTCTTGCAAAATGCTGAAGAAAAAGGGCTGGATCAATTGACAACAATCAAGTTGTATTATCCTTTTTTATTGAAAAAACACGAGATTCGTTCTCTCTCTGACCTGAATGAAAAAGATCAATTTTTGATTGATGAGGCAAATAAATTACTCAATAAACAAACGCTAGAATCTTTCAATAGTGTGAAACTGTTTTATGATATGTATAAAAAGAGGAAAACCGATCTTAACTATAAAAGCCACGGGATAACCTCTATCCAATTAACAATATTACCTAGCTATTCTGTGAAGATTCCATTGGATATTATATTCAAACTAATACACGCAACTCAAAATAATCCACTTATTAAGTTTAATCCTGCTACTCGTAGAGAGAATATATACAGACTTTATGTGGATAAGATTTCAAAGGATGGTCGTAAAATTCCATTTCTCTCTAAGGCGACTATATTCAAGTTGATGCAAACTATTGGAAGGAACAAAAGTGTTTCTGTTTATATTCAATATTCAAATGGATTCAAGTTAATTCCAATTATTTGTGAATTTGAAGAAAACGGGAATATCAATATTTCTTGCGAATTTGATACTTTGATGAGTATTGGAGAAATAGATGATTTATTTATAAATGCAGTGAATCCAATTATAGAAGAAATCAGTGATTATTTACAACAAAGTGGATATTCAATTGAGCTATTTAGAGGTCTAAAAAATTCATCAACAATTATTAACTCTTTGAATTTTCAGAATGTAGTTGAAATAGAAGAAGTAATGAAAATTAAACCTTTGATTGGATGTATTTCTAGTGCATTTATTGTAGAATCTTCTGATTACAAAAAGGGAATTGAAATGAGATATAAGCGTGTATCAAATTTTAATAAGAGTACGAGTCAAGAAGCGTATGTGATTGAGAAACAAAAACAAAAGGTTCCTGAACAGGATATTGTTGAAGGATTAATGGGGAACTATGAGATGAGCGTTTCTGAAGCAAGACAGTTATATGCAAATTTAGCAAGTGAACTGCAAGTGGAGCGCGGAATAAGAGGCAAAGATATTGAAATTAAGATAAATCCTGGTTTCAAAGTAAATATGAAAGTGATTCATGGAACGAGCAAATTAAGAGTGGATGTTGAAAACATAAATGATCTTTTTTATTTGGATACAGTTCCTATTTTTATTGATTCACTTATTAGATTAACACAAGATCCTGAAAGCACGAATGTTCCATCTAAAACAATAAAGGCAACTTGTTCAAAAGGAGAGAAGAAGGATGTTGTTTTGGAAGATATTATTTCTGCTTCAGAAGAGTCAGTCGGTCAGCAAGAAATTCCAGTGATTGAAGGAGATGATTTGGAATATATGGATGCAGGTGAATACAGTGAAGCATTTGCGGATGATAAGGACAAAATGAGAACAGCAATGGACTTATTGTATGAAGAGGACGAAGACGAAGGATCCGGATCCGGATCCGGATCAGCAGAATCTGGTGGTAGTTCTCTTTATAATGGTGGTGATAGTTCAAGCGATAGTCAGATGTCTTCTGATAAATCCTTATCTAGTTTTGGTAGTATTGGTTCCTTACAATCTGGCGATATTAAAGGAATTGACTTACTTGTAAGTAGTGAATCCGGGTCCAATTCACAAGTAGAATCAGAACCCATTGAAAGCTTAGAATCAAATAAATCAACTAGTTCTGGATCAGAAGTTGAACTTAATGCAAGTGATATTGAAGGACTTGAATTTCCAAATGATGAAAAGGTTGAAGTTATTGAAAATGTACCAGAAAAATCTGTAGTTGCAGAGCAACAAAAAGAACCAAGTGCAGAGTTACCAGTTTCTAACTTAGAACCCGTTCTTGCTCCGCTACCAGTACCAATCTCGGCATCATCAAGCTCAGAACCTGAACAAATAATAATAAAGAAAACAAAAGTAGTGCCAAAAAAGAAACAACAAAAAGAAGAAGTATTGAACATAGATGGTATGAAGTTGGCAAATCCGACGCCTTTCTTCAAAAAAATGGTTGAACGTGATCCAGTTCTATTTTTAACAGAAGACAGTGAAAAATTCAACTCTTATTCCAGAACTTGTTTATCTAGCAATCGTGTTCAACCTGTGATTTTGAATGAAGAAGAAAAGCAGAAAATAGATAGAGAAATGCCAGGGTTTTTGAAAGAAGATGATGTAGTCAAATATGGTTCAACTCCAGAAAAACAAAACTATTATATTTGTCCACGTTATTGGTGTCTCAAGACGAATATGCCAATCTCGCCAGAGGATGTAGCGGCAGGAAAATGTGGTTCAGTTATTCCTAGATCAGGTCCTGACTCTAAGAAGGTACCAAAGGGAGCATATGTATATGAATTCTTCAATGCAAGTCAGCACGGAAGCCAACAAAAATACACGCAACACTATCCAGGATTTGTAAATGATACTAAGAGTCAAAAACATCCAGATAATTTGTGTATTCCTTGTTGTTATAAAGATGCAAATTCAGAAATCCAAAAAATAATGAGGAAAAAATGTATTAAACCCGGAGCAGAAGCACAAGAAGAAGCAAAAACAAAAGCAGAAGCAGAAGCAGAAGCAGAAGCAGAAAAACAACCTATTAATCAAGAAGATGAACCAGCGCAAGGACCACAACCTGAACCTGAGCTAGAAGAAGCCGCACCTATGCCTGTTGAAAGAGTCGCTGAAAAGGAAGAACAATATATTCAAGGACCCGAGAAATTTCCACTAGATCCAGGTAGGTGGGGTTATTTACCAGTACAAATTCAGAAGTTCCTACACGAAGTAAATGCGGATTGTCAAATTAGTAAAACAAACACAAATATTAAACCAGGCCATCCTTGTCTTCTAAGACACGGAGTATCATATGATGAGAACCAGTCATTTTTGGCATCTATTACTGATGCATTATTGTACGATAAGTCTGCAACTATTGGTACTCTTAAAAAGATGATTATAGAAAGTTTAAATATTGATAACTTTATTACATATCAAAATGGAAGTTTAGTGCAAAGTTTTATGAGTTCTGAGTACAAAGATATAAATATAGAGAAATACAAATCATCCAAACTCTATAAGAAATACAAAAATGGTGATAGCGAAGGAGATCTAGATTATTTTAAACAGGTTGCAAATGCATTTGAGAACTTTATTGGGTTTTTAAGCGATGACACTGTTGTAATAGATTACACATACTTATGGGATATTATTTGTAGACCAAATCCAAATCTTTTTACTTCAGGTATCAATTTAGTGATTTTGGAAATAACCGACAATGATTCAACAAATAATATTTCCATTATTTGTCCAACAAATCATTATTCAAACGAGTTTTATGATGCACGTAAAAAGACCCTCATACTAATGAAAAAACTAGGTAAAAGGGTGAATTATTATGAACCAATTTATTCATATAAAGATTTAGGTAAAGACCAAAATATTATTGTACAACGTTTTTTCAGTGAATATGATCCACAATTATCAAAAACAATGAGAGCTGTTTTCAAGAAACTTATTAAACCAATATTACAAAGCAAGTGTGTGCCATTGTCTAGTATACCGAGTCAAGCAGAATATAAATTTAAAAGACCAATAGATCTTTCTCTCTTGATAGAGTCTTTGAACAAGGCAAAATACGAGATCATTCAACAAGTAATCAATTATAATAGTAAGGTTATTGGAATATTTGCCAAAAATGGAAAGACAGGTAAAACAGGATTTGTGCCTTGTTATCCATCATCTATTAATCCAACATATGATTATGTATTCATAAATGAGCCTGGCATTTTTAATGATTATAATAATACAATTGACTTTTTGATGACACTTTTACAAGATAGTCGTGGAAAAATACCTTGTAAGCCAGATTTCAAAGTAGTGGAAGATGAAGTAATGATTGTTGGGATTCTTACTGAAACCAATCAATTTGTTGAGCTAAGTCCTCCAGAACCATTAGTAAATGTAAGCGACTCAATAAAAATATTCAATAGCAACAACTACTTGATAGCTGATAAAGAGACACTTGTAACTGGTCCTGTTCCAAAAATAGATGAGAAACGCGTTGAATATATAACTAAGTTAAAGCTTGAAACCAATTTCTTGAACGTCTTCAGAAATAGCATACGTATATTGTTAAACGAATACGAAAATTTAAGTATAAGAGAGAACATAGAAACATTGGCAAATTCTATTGGTGATCTTTACAAATTTAAATTAAGACAGATTACACTTTTATTAGAAGAATTAGTCAAAGATAAGATCACATTTTCAGAAGATTATAATTATAATATGATAAACGAAATCACAACTTGTATTATACAAAAACCAGATAAATGTCAGGCAAATAAACCATTATGTGCACTCATTAATAACGGAAATACTTGCCAACTTGTTTTACCCAAGACAAATTTGCTGAACGGAACAAATAATAAGAAGACTTATTTTGTAAAAATGGCGGATGAGATTATTAGATACAATAGAATAAAATCATTCTTATTTAAACCCCAGAGCTTTGCTTCTTTCAGTTCATTGAACTACAACTTGAGAGAAAATGAGATCATTGTTATTCAGTCTATGTTGAATCAAGAGTACTTTGAAGGTCTTATTCCAATAGAGACCAATCAATTTATTAAATATAATACTTATGATAATGTCCAACCGATTAAAACGCAAACATATACTCATCAGTTAGATTTAGACGAGGCGATAAATCCTGAAGAATCTCAAGAATGTGTAGTCAAAAACAATGCAATGATTTCTAGTGTTTTTTGGAGAAAAGTTTTTCCAAAAGGATTTGGTGAGTACGAATATCCAGATACAAAGGTTTGTACATTTAATATGGTGATTGATGTTATTAAAAGAACAAAAGGCAAGGAATACAGCATTGCTCAAATACGCGGTTATTTAGAAAATGAATACAAAAAGTATATTGATGTACATAAAGATGCGATTATTAATGTACTCATTGAAGAAGGTAAGAAAACCCTTGGAGATCAATTAAAGGCTGGAACTCTAACATTCAGTAATCTATTTAAATCAGAAAGTTATTTTTTAACACACTTTGATTTATGGTTATTATTAAATGCTGCACAAATTCCGTCTATTTTCATTTCCATTAAACAAAATATTACCTATAACAATGTCAAACAAATAGAAGTTAGATCATTTTTATGTTATGGTGAACCCGAAGATAAGTTTGTTTTTATTGTTGTGCCGGCATTTGCTCCAGAAAAAGTGCCAATATACAGGGTTATTAATGATAAAGAAACTGGTAACATAACATTTTCAATGGATGAACTGAATGAAGGAGAAGGATTTGAAGATTTGAATAAATCACTTGAAAATAGAATTGGTGTACTAGATTATTTATCTCAATTTCAAAGAAAAGCTGTTCCTCAAAATTCAAAGGCAGCAAAGAAACAAAAGGCGAAACTTATTATACAAGGTGATCTTGAACCTCCGCTCGCAAACTTGGAACCTGATTTACCATCTCTAATAAAAGAAACAGAACGAAAAGTACCACAAGTATCAAGAGTTGTTATAAAAAAAACAAGAGGCCAACCAAAAGAGAAAAAACAAGAGACAAAACGAGCGAAATCAAAGCCTAAATTAAAAATAGTAGAAAAGGAATAATAACTCACATATTAACTAATATTATGATCATAGTAAAAATAATCATAATATTTATATAATAATTATATAAAGTATATTAACTTATTGAACCAATTACAGAATCTACATCGGAATCAGAGTCATAAATAAAACGTCTTGAATTATCATTGACAACAATATTTGTTTCATCATCTTCGGAGTCAATAACATCATCACTTTCCTCATATTGAAATTCTGCTTCTCTTTCTGGGTCAAGGTTTGATTCTGCATCTTCTTCCACATCTGCTTGTTGTTCTGGATTTGAATTTGGTTTTTCATAAAAATTAATATGACTATGATTAAATGTAACATTTATTGGAAGTCTTCTATTAAAAAACACATTTGTGACTATTTTTTTTCTACCAAATAATGGATTGAATTTTGCAAAATCGTGCAACTTCTTTTTTAAAAACATTCCAGAAATACATCTTTTCTCTGTACCAATAATAGCATATTTAGATGTAATATATAAATGCAAATATGGTCTCATTATTTTAATCAATAAATCGCGCGGAAACTCTTTGTCTATTTTAATTTTATGCATAATGTTTTTATGTTCTGATAACATTACCATTATTGATTTATAAAGAGTGGGATTATCAGAAAATTTTACATAATCATCAATCTTGATACTTCGGATTACACATTGATTATCATATACAAATAATTCTAAACAAAAATTGTTTTTGTAAAATAGTTCAAATAAAATCGGGACATTGCATATTTTGAATTTTAAGAAAAAATAAATATTATAAAGATCGGTTGTAGTCAATTCAATATTATTATATGGATTCTTAATCCATAAAGGATTGCAAAAAAAATCAGGGGAATGTGCAAGGTTTTTATTAATAATATTAATAAGATCATTTGCAAGAAACAAATATTTTGAATTGTTTTGAAAAAGAATAAACACATTCTTTTTATGAATGTCAATAGGATTCAAAGAAAGATCATCTGTCACCTTATAAGTTGCCTTTTTAAATCTCCAAAGATAAGCTAATTTTGATAATCCATAATAGGCCCTCTGTAACTTACAAAAAATATTTTGAAGACCTTTTTTAAAATCTTCCGAAAAAAAAATATTGTCTTCTATTTCTTTAAAAATCTGAAGTTTGCATTTTAATCCTTCTCTATTATGGTAGAACTTTGAAAAATAATAATAACAAAAATAACCTTCTTCATCGGAAACGTCAATTTTAATGCTTATTTTTAGATTCTCTTTATTGTCAAAAATTTTAGCAGCATCAATATGTTTATTTAAAAATTCTGATAATAATGGCATTACTATTTGTTATATTATTTATTTTAAATTCTTATTTACCATTATAATTTGTAAAAGTCTAAAAGATAAATTACCACAAAATATTTCTGCTTAAATTGTTTGCCGAATATTTATTTGATTTCCAGTCACCTAACATATATTTTGTACGTGTTAAATAATTATGACGCCTTGTTTTGTCTTTATGTTTTGTATAATCTTCATAACCTATTTGACCAAAATTAACCCACTTATTATGTTTTGGATCATAAATACTATATTTTTTTTGAGGGTTTCTTGCAGGATATAGTTTTGCAGTTTTTCCTAAATATTTATAAGCCATTTTTTGTGCTTGTAATGGATTTGACCATTTTTTTATAGTTTTATTGAACTTTGTTTTGAGCTTGTGAGTTTTGGTTTTATTATGATTGTTCATATATATATATTAACTTTAAAATATGTCTTTTACTATTTTTTATAAGAAAAAAATAGCAATATACATAAATTGACCATTATATCCACCACCTCCATCTTCGCCAGCTCTACCATCCTTTGAAAACGATACAGCGGTAAAACCAGTTTTAGTAACGTTAGTTAAAGAACAACTTATAATATTAGTTCCATTGTCACTATTTGGAGTAACAGCAATAAAAGGGACTTGGTCTCCATTAAAAATAATTGGGAAAGTAACATTTGCAACTCCGCCTGATGTACTAGTTGCACCTGTTGTATTGAATGTACCACAAGTTATAAAATCTTGATTATTATATTTAAAAGATGATAAACTTGATTTGTCTACAGCCATATACATAAACCTACCTACAAATGGCTTTCCGCCATCTTCGCCATCTCTACCATCTTTGTATTGTGAAATAGCTGTAAACCCATCAAAGTTAATATCAAATATACTACAACTTATTACATCCCATTCAGTATTAGTAGTTGGAGTAACAGCGACATATATATCAGTACCATACATATTTAAACCGCTAACAGTTGCCTTTGCAGGACCGACAGGCTTATCAGGCTGGAGTGCTGTATCAAAATATCCACACTTTATTATTGGGTTATAAACACTTCTTGGATTAAGACATTTAAAAGAATCTATTGATGTTTTATTTATTGTAACATATCTAAAAGTACCTGTATTTGGACCTCCACTAACTGCACCAGCACGACTATTTTTATAATACGATATAACAGTAAATCCGTACCTTGAATAATTGTATACAGAATAAGAGAATACTCTTTCTTGGTTAGCGTAATTTTGACTAATAAAAACATATACATCATCATCATATAAATCACTTCCACCACTACCTGTACCATCAGTTACAGTTGAATTTACAACAGGAATATATAAACTATATTTACTATTATAACCATAGTAACCTGCCATATACATTATTATCAATATAAAAAATAATAATATTTACGTAATATTTTTATTTAGTTAACTGAAATCTCTAAGAAATCAAATCTATGATTTAGAATCCTGGATTGTAGTCGTTGTCTTGTCCAGAATCCTTTGACTTAATATTGGAAACATTGTTCTGAATCATCAACTTATTAGTACTACAAGCATCATCCGCACTCTCTACTAGTCCAAACATTTGATCAATCACTTCTTGTTCATCTTTTCTCTCATATTCAGCAGCGCGCTCTAACTTACTCATCTCTTCAAGATCTAACAATACTTGGAATGCACCTGTACCAAAGAGACCTTCTTGTCCTACCATCACATTTGCAGAAACGCCACGCATATTATCTAGCTCTGCGTGTCTGGCCGCCTTCAAGAACATTTCTGGAGTCTCCTCAAAGGATGCTTTGGCAATGGGTCCAATGTTATCATTATTGATGCCGTGTCTGAAAATGGAGATCAACTTACTATTGTATGTCATTCTGTCACACAACATACACATATGATGGTAGTTAACATAGGTTCCATCAAACTCAATCACATCTGCAATCTCATTGTAAATAGATTGACGAGCTGCTTCAATGCCCAACACATTGTAAATCTCCAAAATATCATTACTGAAGGTCCTTGTTGGATCAATGTAGTCTAGCGCCAAGACGCCGAGCAAATTTGTGCCTACAGTATCTAGCACCCAAATATCTTGCTTCTTATAGGCACCGTTTTGCTCAAACACATTGTCCTTAATTTTTCGCAAAATGACCTTGCTTATTTTCTTAATACCACGAATGATAACATTATGGAGAAGTTGATCTTGGAAATTCTTAAGCAAGTAGATCTGGTCAGATTGATCCAGAGGATTCACGCTGCTCTTCTTGGATCCTTTGGTACCTGCCTTGATGACATTGTTCATACGAATTCTGAAAACAAGGTTGTCATTATTATAATCCGAGTAAGCGCAAGTGACTTCATCTCCATAACTGTTTTTCAATGTGAAGTTGATGTCATCCATCGTGATGTTTTTCTCCAACATTATTTCGGGATTGAGTTCCATACGCAATAGCCACTTGGATTTTTCATTGGTTTCATCAGCAAGTTCTATTTCTGCACACTCATCCATCATGTTTTCAAACGCTCTGTACTGCTGCATCAATGCTGCGTCTTCATTGATGAGGGTGTTCAAATCATCCGGATCAAAGCAGATTTCAATAGTTTTTACAAGCTCTGCCAACTTTGTGTTCTCCAACATATACATAATGGACTGCGCTTTTTCTCTGTCGGCTTCTTCCTCAGGCTTCAAGTAGACAGTGAGTGAAGGGTTCTTCGGATTCTCTGACAAAGATAAGATCTCCTCAATGCGCGGCACACCACGTGTCACGTTGGATTTGGATGATACTCCCGCAAAATGGAAAGTATCTTTTTGCGTTATGCCGTTGTATATATTAAAGTTCCTTGTCCCTTCAACTGTTAAGTCGTAAGCATAATTTGTAGTATTTGGTATTTCTTCAATATTTTTAACTTTATCAAATAGAACATCTTTATATTTATCTTTCGTTCTAGGTTCAAACACAATAACACCATCAATTTCATTTGGAATTGATAAATAATTCTTATTAATTTGATAATTAAATTTATAGGAGTGTTCTGCAATTATTTTTGTATTTGCAATTTTATAATCTATCTTTGTGTTCAAAATTTGTGCCAATTTTTTTGCTTGGTTGTTGCTTACATTTAGTCTATACATTTGATGAATATTTTCACTCAATGTTCCTCTGCTATTAGACAATTGTTTTGTGTGTTTTTTTATGTAACTATAAATTCCAAGATTATTCAATATTTGTTGAACGTCTATTAATAACTCTTTTGATACTGAAAACATTAGAATGCTCTTGTTATCTGCTTTTACTGATCCATCTCCCCCAATATATGCATCCAAGAATCCCAATAGACATTCTCTGTTAGAGAATATAATTTTGTCAGATACAAACTTATTATGACTTAATTTTCCACAAAATGTTTCCAAAATGCGACACAATACTGTATTATAAATTCTTATGTCTTGGCTAGTCCACCCTTCTTTACATTTATTTTCATTTCTATAAATCTTAGTAGTCAAATTCCATTTTTCACAAAGCTCTTGAATCGGTTTGAAATAAGCAGAATCATTATTTGAAATAGATACTTGAAACTTAGTCATACATCCTTCTGATGCATATGCACCAACTAAATAACCCAAATTATAATCTAGTTGAATTGTCTCTGGAATTTGGTAGTCACACATATTTGTCTGCTTTGTATAAACACATCCAGGCATTAAACTTGTCTTTGTCTTGCATCCATTTCTTAGCTTATCATTGAACTTTGCCACGAAACTATCGCTTCTTGAGTATGGAAGGACAAATGTTTTTCCAGAATGTTTTGTCCACCAATGATATTCATCCATTACAGCCTTTGCCTTATCCACTTCAGAAGTATAAATGTATTCTGTTGGAGGCAATATTTCCTTCAAGTTCAATGATGAAGATTCACTGAAATCTATTTGTTTCAAGCTCACAGGCAAGTAATCTCCCACTTTCAAATCATCTCCACTTACTCCAATTATTTTTCCATTCACTAATTTTAATATACCTTTGGCTTTTGTTACTATTACTTCTCTTTCTTCAGATGTTGTAATTTTAAGCATAGTATTAGTTCCATCTTTATTAACTACTGGATGTCTTGTGACCGCCTCAATTTCCTTCCAAACAACATCACCTTCCTCTGTGCAAGATGGAATTTCATAATATTCACTCATCTCTGCATAAGTGGTGTCTTTGTCTTGGTAGTATTCCAACTTTTTAGGCATCTTAATATGTTTTTCAATAAATTCTCCAATCTGCACTTTTTGAATATGACCCTCTCTATTCCTTACGATAATAGGTGTCTCAAATGTGACTGAGTTGAGTGTATTATGCACAATGATACCATAATCAGTCATAAATGTTTGATTCGCTGGAACAGTGAAATCGTAGACATAATCAGATTGATCTGGAGTATAAATTTCAATCTTCTTTATCTCATCCCATATGACGTGTGAGTTGGCAGCCTGTTTCAAGATCTTCAACTCATCTGCAATGACCTTTGCATTTTCGTGAGACTCAAATATTTTAATATATTTTTGTAAAGTGCGACGTCCAATAGTCTCTTTCTTTGCCCATCGTCCATAATTACGACTTTGACCAGGTAACTTAAGGTCCTTACCACACTTTGCAATAATTTCGCCAAGACCATTGATTTTATCCACTTCGTCTGAAAGATCGTGAGCATCTTCTCTTGATACATAATCCACAAGTCCTTGTAATTCTTCAGGGTGAACAAGGGAGTCAATATGTTCTTTGTAAAGGGCACTATATTTTGGTGAAATAGCCAAATTGTAAATATTAGATCCGCGAGTGAAGTTTGACTTGATTGTTCCGAAAATATCAAAGTAGGCAAGAAGGAGGGAAATATCCTTGATTAACTGCTCCGATCTACTACAAACGCGAATCTGATGATGACCTTCAGAGCACTGGAAATTTCCGTCGCCATCAAAGTATGCTTGGATAAGTCCAGCCTTGAATTCATTTGGAGCTAAGAAGGCAAAGT